GAAAAAGTTGGACTGCTTACGTGGTGCATCTCGTCTAATATAAGTGTTCCAAATTCCTTTTTAATTTTGTCTATGTTTCGGTAGAGTGTCTGAGTGTTTCCAATTACAATCGGAGTGTCAAGTTCGAACTTACCACTACCAATAATGCCTGGCTCAAATCCATAGACTTTCTTTACTTCTTTTGCCCACTGTGTTCGTAGTGGTACTGTATGTGTGATGACTAGAGTCTTCTGTCCAAGTTTTCCGGCTATGGCCAACCCCGTGAAGGTCTTACCCCAGCTTACCCAAGCATTAATAATTGCACTGTCTTCAATAGAATTGTATACTTCTGCTTGACTTTCTCTTAATTCGTACTGAAACTTTGGAAACTCTACTGGCACCAGTATTCGTTTGTCCACTATTTCATAGTGGTCAGGAATCAAATCTATACGACCCATAGGCATCGTAATAATACTTTTATTTACAATGCCCATGTTTTTAATTACAATAGGTGGGTCTAAAGGATTGGGAGCTGGAACTTTGTAAGTAAGTTCTTTATCAATCTTACTTCTTAGTTCTTCATCACAATCCATATAGATTCGATTACTGAGTACTGCTTTCATATTCCTAGGTCTGTTCTCGCAATAATATATTTTTTCACGAATTCACTACGTACAATATCTACTGTACCGAATTCTATTAAATCAAACTCATTCATGGCTTTCAATATTCGTATAAATGAGTTAAGGCCGTTCTCAGTTAAATCACTCTGCCGAAAATCTCCGCAGAAAATAACTCTACAATTCTGTCCGATACGAGTTATAATCGAATCAAGTTCATGTAAAGTCATGTTTTGACATTCATCTATGAGAACTACTGCATCTCTAAGAGTAATTCCTCGAATGAATGAAGTAGTCATAAAGTGTACTAGATGTTTTGTTTTCAGTATCTCGTATGCATCGCCACGTTGAAAGAGTTCGATACATATATCTTTGTAAGGTTCTTCGTATACTGATGCTTTTTCTTTCTCAGTTCCAGGTAAAAACCCTATATCACGGGTAGGAACTGCACTTCGAATTATTACTAATTTTTCTTTATCGTTTTTAAGTATATCATCAAATGCTAAATAGCAAGAGATAAATGTTTTACCTGTGCCTGCAACTCCGTGCAGTACAAGATGTTTTTCTGATTCAAATGTTAAAAGTTGATTTTGTGTAAGTGGTTCTATTTCTTGTAAACTTAGATTTGCTGCTTGTATAAGTCTATTTCTTTTTGCCATTATACTTTTCTCCGAGTATCCTTTTTTACTTCTTCGGAATACTCGTACAACTTCCAGGGAAGTTCTTGATAGTAGAGTATGCCAGCCCACAACATTCCAGTCTCAGGCGGACGAATAATTTTGAGTGGCTGTCTTTCGCCTTCCAAGTGAAGAACACTTGCCACTACTTTTCTATCTATCTTTTTTATCTTCTTATATCGAAGGGGAAGCATCTTAGTTTTTTGGTAGATAAACACAAATCCTGTACTATCTATGAATACATTTTTAGTTTGCTTTATCATTCCCGTAAAATCCAAAATAGCTTTAGTTAAAGGAAGGACTTCAAAAGAGGTTTGTAGTCTTCGTATTCCAAGAGTTTCACCTCTCATGTTTGTGTCATCTACTACTTTTCCATCCACAAACAACAATCCATCCACTCTCTCCCAATTAGAAGAAGGGAGTGGATAGATTGGAAATGTAATAGAGGATACTCCTCTAAAAGTCAGTACCATACATCTTGTCCCACTTGCCCATAGAGTAGTCGTCACCTACTTCGAAGTCGCATCCAATGGGAGCACCTGGAATGCTGACGCCTCTATCGAGCTGAACAAAGTGTCGTAGTTTATCTGTGTAGTGGTCAATCTCATCTTCCGGAACTTCGGCTAGAATCGAGTCATGCACTAGTGCAAATATCCTTGCTTTCATGTTGTGAGTCTTGATGTAACTATTCATGTCTATTGCACCTAGAAGGTTAATATCAGAAGCAGTAGACTGCACCAAAAAATTAAGACCAGACCTAACTGTATGACTTCGAATAGCCTTATCGGAAGACTCAACGTTGGGTAGGCGTCGCTTCCTACCAAAGAAACTATAAATGAAGCCATTTGCTTCAATAAATTTCTCATTCTGAGTAATCCATTTACGTAGACTGCTGAAGGATTTAAAATAATCATTGATTACTTCCTGAGCCTCGCTTGGGCTGAAGAACGAACCAGAACTTTTTGTAACTTCTGAACTGATTTTTCTTGCACCAGCACCGTACATAATACCAAAGGTTACAGCTTTGGCAGCCTGTCTTTCCACAGAGTATAACTCTGCTACTTGTTCCACATCACATGGAAGTTTAAAAACTGTTTTAGCAATTGTACTATGAAAGTTTCCGCCTGAACGGAACACATCCATAAGAGCTTTGTCGTTGGCTAACACTGCCGCAACATATACCTCGGCAGTTGTCAAGTCCATTGCGACAATCTTTGACCCCGCTGCAGCTTTGATACAACCCTTGACCGAAGGATTGTCGCGAGGAAGCTGCTGCATATTTAGTTTACCACTAGAACTAAGGCGGCCAGAAGTTGTACCGTGCAGATTGAAGCCAGTACGTAAGTGGCTATCTTTGTCCAGCTGCGGTATGATTTTGTCCAAATAAGTATTCTTAATTTTGGATTTTTGACGTATGTCAAGGATAAGTCGTGGTACTTCCGAATCCTCGGCAAGTCTTTCAAGTACTTCCGCATCCGTTGAGTCCGCGCCTGTTCCTGTTTTCTTGCCAGTAGGGGATAAGCCAAGCCAATCAAAAAGTAAAGAGCGAAGCTGTACTGTACTATTTGGATTAAAAGATTTTCCATTAAATACCTCGAACTCGCTAACCTTTGGGTTTTCGTAGAGAGTAGCGATAGCTTTGTCAATATCAGACTGCATAATTTCTTGAGCCTGGTACAGACGAGTCTTATCGAAAGGCACACCGTTATCCTGAATATCAATCAGAAAACGAGTACCTGGTATTAGAATATTCTCATACACCCACAAAAGTTTCGGGTTTTGCTTTATCTTTTTGAACTTCTCAAAGATTAGAAAAGTTACTAAAGAGTCCATAGCAGCATAAGTTTTCATAACTTCAAAGGGGATCCACTCCCACTGAAAGTCACCTTTGAGAATACCATGTTCTTTGCGATACTGGTCCATCCAGTCGTACATTGGTTTCTCGTAGTCTCCATACGGAGTATGCTTTACTGCCAACTGTTTCAGGCCATGATTGCCTGGAACTTCATTGATAAGATATGACAACAGCATAGTATCTTCAAAGCGAGGAAACTCGAAATTGAAATGATACTGAAAGAATGCCATATCGAATTTTGCATTGTGAAAGATTACAATCTTCTTACGAAAAAGTTCGGCAAGAAGTGATTCTGTAGTTTCGTCAAAGCAATCTGTGTTGAGGTAAGCACCACGCTGTCCATCATAGCACAGAGACAGACCAAGCATATAACCATCACGAGGATACAGTCCAGTGGTCTCGGAGTCGAGAGCAATGTATTCGCCTGGATGGTCAATAGCAGCCTGCACAAAGGCATTAGCTTTTGCAGTATCTTCGATACCGAAAGCAATGCTGTCATCTACTTCTTTGTCCAAGATTTCACCGTTTATGTACTTGATGATATTGGACTTAGAGTCTTCCCATGTCCGTCTGGCTTCTGGTTTAAATGCGAGCATGGACGGATTAATTACGGGTAGAAACTTTTGTTCTACACGTTTTCCTGAGTATTCTGTAACTGAATTTATCTTGGTAAAGTATTTCAGTGATTCACTTCCAACGAGAATTACCCAGTCATAAAGACTAGGGTCAATGTTAATATCACAATCTCGTTTTAGAACTTTCTTTATTGCCGGATTTGAACAGAGTTGAAACTGGTCAAAGTCAAAAGCATTGTCAAATTCTTTCTTGAAATTAGTCTTACTAGGTTTAGTTTCTATTAATGCAACTTTAGGCATATAGTTTATTCTCCAAATTTCGTACTTGGGTTTCATTCAGTGCGCCAGGGTCAGTATCACGCATATGAACATTCCTGGCTTCGAGACCAACTTTCTCGCACAGAAGTTTTATTTCTGCAGCAGCTTTCTGTCCTGCATCGTCTCCGTCAAAGAAAATATCTATGTGGTCTACTCCTTGCATCTTCGCAAGAAGTAGCTTATCTTCATTGAGGTTTTGAGTGCCAAAACAACACACTGCGTTCGTTAATCCTTTATCATATAAGTTTAATACATCATAAACTCCCTCCACAAGTATTATTTTCCCTTGACGTGGATTTATTTTAGGATAAAGAGGTAGTCTTACACCTGAGGGTACAAACTTATATTTTGGGTCACCATTCGAGGTATGTCTGCCTTGAAATGCTACTATATTTCCAGATATATCTCGAATAGGAAACACAATTCTTCCAATAAAATCTCGTTCGCTATTCTGAAAAGCCTCAAACTTTTTATATGTTTCAGGCTTGATATTTCTCCAGTTACCAATATAAGGTATAGAGTTTGAAGGAAAAGATAAGCCTACACATTCCGCACGTTTCTCAACAATTTTTCTTTTTAATAGTTCTCTGCGTATCTGTAGTTGACTTACCTTCTCCCCAAACTTATAAAAAATGTTGCCCTTGAATCCACAAGCAAAACAGTTAAATACTCCAGTTACCTGGTCGATTCTCATGCTTGGATTTTTGTCGTCATGCTCTGGGTTTAAGCACGACACCACAAAGTCCTGCCCTTTTGGGGCAAAGCTAATCTTCTGTTTTGCTAGTAGTTCTTGGACTGTCATTTAAAACTGGTTCTATTCCTAAAAATTTTCTCGCTTCGTTTCTTACTTCTTCTGTTACTGCATGACCAAAATCTTCTGGGTCTAATAATTTATTTAGAAAAACAACTATATCGTTATCTAACAGTCTATTATTAATCTCAATCATAGTTACTTACCTATGTGTGTTATATCGTTAGTAGGTATAACCTGGTATGCGCCTTTGTTGTATGCTACAGCAACAGGATACTGCTTTGATATTTCCTGCTTGAAAAAACTTATCTCTGCACCCTCAATCTTTTTGTTCGACATCAAAGATTTGTACTCTGGTGTCGGACGCCTATAAGGCTCACTAGTAGGAACGTAGTCTTCGAACTTACTAGCTGTTCTGCGAGGACGCGGAGGTAACTTCTTTCTTTTGCGCGACAATGGGCGATAAGAATTACAAGTATAAACCATCATAAAAAGAATCTCCAGTTGTCAAAAATATAATATATTATACATTAAAACAGCTGGAGAGTCAAGAATTATTTTTTATAAATCATCAATGTCTTCATCTGATTTTTGGTCATTATCCTCTCGCTCTTTCGGAGAGAGAACAGATTCTGGACCAATCTTCAGAGTCTCCCAATCCATCTTTGAAGTAAAAGATTTCATAGCAGCAGACCGCATTTTTACACAGTTGAAGGTGACACACGCATCCTCCTGCTCCCACGTTTCAAGTGCATAAGCAGCATCTGCTGCGTCAAGTATGCCCTTTGCAAAACGTGCTTCGCCCGTTGCGTCTGTCTGATAAGGAGAGAACACAGGTACTTCGTATTCCTGCGCCATAGACTTGAGTGCTTTACTCACTTCAATCTGCTCTGTCCAATCGTATTGACCGCCGCGAGAGGGAAGATTAGAACGCCTTACTTGATTTAGATAATCCACAATTACAATGCCAGGCTTGATTCTTGCTACTTGTTTATCAAGTGTTGCACGAATCTTTGCTACAGTAAGTCCAGCGTCATAGACTACATCTAACTGCCGAGTCGGGAGAAGCTCGTGGTTAGATTTTAGACTTGAATGTAACTTGTCAAAGTCTCTGTGGTTATGGTACTCTTTCAGGCGTTCTTGTCCTTCGGTGTAGCGATTCGCCCACCAAGAGGCAACTTTCTCCCACTCTACAACGCTCAGGTTTTTCATCTTCAGCCTAGAGAATGGTACACCCGTTGCGATTGAACAGCAGCGTTGAAGAATAGACCTGCTATCCATTTCAATAGTAAAATAGATTGCAGACTTACCAGAAGCTACCATGTTGTTTGCTAGATTTGCACAGGTAATTGACTTACCTGCACCACGCCTGCCACCTACTAGAATCATATCTCTCGGAGAGAATTGAATCTCGTAATCGTAGTCGTAGTTCAAACCCAGTGCAACATACTTCTGGAGTTCTTCCTCAGATTCCCACAACGGAATACTTTGCATACTCTCGTCTGGGTCTTGAATATCTACTTTTTCTTCTACATCAAGAACAATCTGATGAAGTTCGTTTATAGACTCCTCTGCATCATTAAATGCAATAGAGTTGTCTACATACTTTTCGAGAGACGTGAGAATCTCTTTCTGTGCGTACTCATTCTTTAGATACTGAAGTAGAGCATATGGGTCTAGCTCTAAGTCATTTGCACCTTGAATGGCATAGATTTTCTCTTTTGCCTGAGCATCGCGTACAGAGTAGTGAAGGTCATCAAATGTAGGCAGATGATGATTCTTTTCATTGTGCTTTGTTATCACATCATAAATGATATGATACTCTTTCGGCAGGTAATTTTTGCGCGTAAGACTCCATGTATCAGAGTCCTGACACGCAATAACCTGCTTAATGAAAGCACTAGCTAGATTCAATCACATTTCTCCCGAACGCTAAAAAACGAGTGCAAAGGGTTACTCTGCACTCGCTCTTGATTTCTAACTTACTGTGCAGCTTTTTCTTTCTTAGCGGCACCATCATAGTCTGATGCAGTCAGACCACGACGAGTCAGCATGGTTTTAACACCACGAACAGTCTTGCCAATCTGTGTAGCAATTTCTTCTACAGTCATACCGGCAATGTTATCAACGCCTGCCAAGGGGTCTTCCTTGGTTGCAGACTTGGTTTCCTTCTGGCGAGGAATGGAATCAATCGCACCAGAACGAAGGAGGGAAAGAGCCTTGCCCCTTACAGAAGCAACGCTACGACCCATGGCATCAGCAATTTCTTCAACGAAAGAGCCGTTGTTTACCATCTGAATGAAGGAGGCTTCCTCATCGTCAGAGTAAGTCTTTACAGACTCCTTGACGGGAGCAGGCTTAACATGACCAGTCAGCTCCAGGGAAAGTACCTTACCCTGAATCTGCTTGGCAGTGAAAGCACCGCCTTCAAACAGCTCAGCAATCTGAGCATAGGTGTAGTTACCGCTGTTATCTTCTACGAAAGTAGCAAGAGTAGCGGCCTGGGCTTCGCTGAAAGCCTTGGTGTTAGATGCAGAGGCCAGCTCTACATCATAGCCCATCTTGCGCAGCTTGCTAGAAACTGAGCGAGAAGAGGTTTCCAGGTTATCTGCAGCTTCTGCTACAGTAGCCTGAGATACGGGGAATTCGTCCCCTACGAAAGTTGTGAGCGCAGCAACACGCTCTTCTGTCCACTTTGGAACTGCCATATTAATTCTCCAATAAGAATTGTTGTAAGTTATCAACGATGATTACGCCAGATTCTCTGGCTTTTTGTGTTTTTAGTGATTCTATACCACTTTCATTTACTAGAATCGTTACGTCCCTTGTAACGCTACTCTTTATATTGTAGCCAAAAGCCTCAAGGTCTTTGTACGCATCTGCTTTCGTTTTATAGCTTCTTAACTTACCAGAGATGCAGACAGTTCCTTTGCTTTTTTGTTCTACTTTTGTAAACTTCCAGTTAAATGGTAATTCCGCATAGTAAGGGTACTCATGTACCACCCACTCTACGAGATTATGAGTAGCTTTTTCTCCGAGTCCTGCGATTTCACACGTAGTGTGGTTTATATGTTCCACACTAAGTACAGCCTGTGAAATCTTTGCAGCAACAGTTTTTCCAATCAAAGGAATACTAAAAGCTGGAAGTAGGTCATTTAGAGTTGCAGACTTTGATTTTTCAATCTCATCATACAGTTTTACTCCAAGTTTTTCAGAGGAAAGTTTTTCACAAATTGTCTCACAATCTAAAGCGTATATATCACTAATATCAACAAGACCTAGCTTGTTAATAGTGGATTCGCCTAATCCTTTGATTTTGAGAGTTTTTGCGAAATGCTGAATCTTTTTTGTAGACTGCCCTTCACAAAAGGGATTCCTACAATAAAGCAAATAATTGACAACTTCAAGCTCGCTATCACAACACGGACAGTGAGTAGGGGCTTGAATTTTTGTCATTTATATCTTCCTCTAAGTTTGAATGTATATTATACGGGACTCTAAGGTAAAAGTCAAGAATTATTTTTTCAAAGGTCATAACTTTCTCATACTCGTTTTACTACTCTTGGTATAATTTCGCCGGAACGAATTACCTCGACTTGACATCCTATTTCCAGACCCATTGATTCTATGAAGTTGGTATTATGCAGAGTAACCCTACTTACAGTTGCTCCACCAATATCAATTGGTTCCAGAATCCCTACAGGACTAATAACCCCGCTTTTGCCAACCTGCCATACCACATCCAAGAGTGTTGTAACTACACCGTCTTTTTGTTCTTTTAATGCAAACGCTCCTTTAGGGTGATGTGCGGTTTTACCAGCCTGTAGAAACCCTGGATAGTCATTTATACGATACACCTTTCCATCTTTTGGAAAAGCATCTGTATCATCTGTATGTACTGTTCTGAATCCTTGAGCATATAGAAGATTCATTTGGGAAGTCCAAAAAACTTCAGTATTCGGAGCCATGTCATAAGCAAAGAAAGTTAAATCCCTATTTATAAAGTCTGCTATACTTTTTAGATTTAGCGCACCCGCTGCATAATTTCTTGCATTAGGAATTGTACTAGGGGCTACAACTTCCCCAGTAATCTGCACTGTACCTTCTATGTTAATTTTATTCGGCACAAGGAATCGTACTTTATCAGTTATCAACTGACCACGAACTCCGTCTCCTCGAGTGAGGGCGGCTTTTAGTTTACCGTCATTATAGATGAGCGATATTGCTGCTCCGTCTAGTTTATCGGTTACTACACATCTGTCTAGAAATGATTTTTCTACTTCATTTATATCAAAGTGCTTCTGTAGAGAATACATTTGATATAAATGAGGTGAGCCGTTTTTTTCGGTATAACCTACTTTTTCGTAGCCCGAAGCAGACACTAAGGCATCGAACTGGTCATCACTAATGACCGGAGTGCCTTTGTAATACATTTCACTGTAGTAGTCTAAAATATCCACGCGAATGGTTTCTCCTATAATTTATAGATATTATAGAATATTTTAGGTAATTTGTCAAGAATTATTTGTAGATATTCTCAATTAAATCTTTGAAGTGTTCTTCAATAATCTCTTTGGTTTCGGCCAATGAAAGTATTTCTACTAAGCCAATGAACAATTCTCTTGAGTTATTAAAGTCAATCGGAATAGAAATACCTTCTGTACTAGGTTTCCATTCTTCCTCAAAGTCTAAATAATACTTCCGTATACTTAGGTATTCTACTCCACGAAATGTTGATATTGTGAGACGTACTTGATGACCTCTCTCCCCATCTTCATGTATAACTCTTTCATACACTTCGGGGCTTTCATGTAATTCCATTATTAATCTCCATTCTTTAGAATAGAGGATAACGGGACTACACTTGTTATGTGCTGAGGTTTCAGTAGTCGATATGAGTCCGTATCCCAACAAAAAAGTAGTAGCGTATCATCTGTTTCCTTTGCTCTACTTGTTTTCTGCTGAATATACGGAGTGCTAAAGTCAAGAGTACAAACATTGTACTTTAGCTTTTTTGAATTTTCACTTCTATAGGTAATAACTGCATCACCGTAATTAGTTACTAATTCTTTAAGTTCTTCTTTCTTCACGGTCTCTCCTTGAATTGCAGATTAGCAAACTTTTTTGCATTACTGTCTGTCGAAGGTTAAACGTGTGAATGTAGAAAAACACTGGAGGTCATGACTCTCCAGTGTTTAGCGGTTAGAACTAAATTACTTATTCAGTGCAGTGATGACTGAAGTGAAGTAAACTGCTGCTTTGCCAGTCAATTTGCTGACAATGTCCTCGTCTACTTCTTGTCCTGCATCCGATAATGCAGCAGACAGTGCCTCGCAAGCGGCAGCTTTAGATACGCGTGCTGTTCCAGTTCCGCCTGAAGAAGTTGATTTAGCTGCTGGTGTTTTCTTAACGTAAACGCCAGCTTTTGTAAGAATCATCCGAACGCCGTTGGGGCTTTCTTCGTATTCTTCGGCAATAGCTTTCACTATTTCCATTGAAGTTTCAGGTGTCGGGTCTGAATCTTCATATGCAGCCACCACAGCTGCTTTCTTGTCGTCGTCCCAAGCCACGATATTATCTCCTATCGTTCAGTTTTAAAAATATATTATATATGAATTTTAACATGAAAGTCAAGAATTATTTTTTACAACCTCGTTAAATCAATTCCGTACTGTTCCAAATGAGTTAGTTTACCTAAATCATAAGCCAGTGAATTTGCAAAGAAACCACCACTATCTACTCCAGGAAAGAATGAGCCTTCTGACTCAACTTCCTCCAGCACATAAATATTATAACATTTAGAACCATACTTTTCCTCGTAGTTAGTGTTTCCAAGTCCTGGCTTAGACTCACAATACTCTGGTGTTAGTTCTCGTATAACTTTTACTGCTGTATGATAGGATGCTGACCAAGCAATTTCGCCTTCTGAAAATTCTTCGGCTACACACTCCTCTGGAAGATAATCATATCCTCTTTTTTCTTCTACAGAAACTACTCGTTGTGGTACTCCGATTTTTTCAATCAGGTTTGTTATAAATGCAGGACTACGATACAACCCCGCTGCGATAGCTTGTACACTATCACCACGAAGGTATCGGGTTACTGCTTCCTGGATTTCATGCTTCTGTGCAGGTTTGCCACGATTCTGGCTTCTGCGCATCTTTTCGTGCTGAATTTTTTCTTCAAATTCTGCGATGATATTGTCGAGACGCTTTGTGTTGTAAGATATGTTGAGTATCTCACACGCCTCTTTTTTAGTAATGGCCTTCGTCTCCTTGCCACTCAATAGTTCTATTACTTTTTTGATGTTCGCTTTCGTTAAGTTTTCGTAATCTTTCTTCTTTACGCCTCTTCTCATTTTCTATCTTATCCTGTAAAGTAAATAGTAAACAACAAATAGCATGGGCTTCGTGACGCATGGAAGTCTCTGGGTCTAAATCTTCACCCGACATAATAGCAAGTATATGTCTAAGTGCAGCCCCAATGTACCTACGCTCTAAGTTTGGTACTTTCTTCCAGTTATCTTCTGAGTATTTAGTTGCTCCGAATCCTAACACCGCTGCTACTTCGAGTAGTGCGTCCGGAGGAAGTAAGTCAGTTCGCGGCTTCTTGCAATCGAACTTCTGTCCTGGCTCCGATATATTCAATTTCTCTCCTCAACTCTTGTATTCTGAGTTTTAGTTCGTCTATTTCTGCTCTTTGTTCTTCTATGCGAGTCCATGCACTGTAGAGCTGTTCAGTTTGTTGCTTTATCATCCAATCTTTTTCGTTTAACATTAGCTTGCCCTTGTTATACGTTTTTCATAGTCTGCGAGGTCATCGTCCCACCAGACTGGCTTTGGTCTATGTGACCATACTGCAAATGTTGCTTTATCAAGATGATAATAATCTCGATACGCTTGAATGGCATCACTGTTCTTTAGAATATCTGGCATAGCTTGGGCAAAGGGAGTCAAGCCTACTCGTTCCATACGAGTCGGAGAAGGTAGTTTATTTACTACTTCTGCAATAGACTTGTGCTGTTTACCATAACGATAATAATACTCGTCATTCAACGCATTGCCGTAACAATGAGTCCATTCAAAATTATCAAGGGATGACCTTGCCCAGATTGTGCAAGGGTGATTATACATCATAGGCAAATACGGAGTCAATGGTCTTGACTCCGGTTTGAGATGCTTGATTTCTTTTTTGAGACTATTTAGATGGTCGCTTTCAGACTTATCCAATGCTCTTGGCACGAAGCCAAGATGCACATCTACCCAAATAGTTGTACAAAGAATTTGTGCGACTTCCAGAGGCATCTTCACTATGTGTTTGTCCACATGATACTCTGCGCACTTGTCCAAATCCTTGTCCAGAACAAAAATGTTCACGATTGTTTATCCTGTTTAAATAGTTAAGTCTTAGCTGTCGTCTTTTTCTTTCGCACGGGCTTATCAAAGGTGACTCTCCACTATATCTAACATACAGAGTTTATCTTCGTATTCAGCCATTTTGCCGAGTTCTTCTGATAGAGTTTCAATAATATCAGGATGCTCTGCAACGCCTACTCGTTTTTCAATGAGAATCATTGCATTCATTTTATGCTTCTCAACCATTCCTTGAAGGTAGGCACGAGTTGCATTTACTATATTATTATTCATACGGTTCTCCGATTTATTTTTAGTATTATACCGAAAAATGAATAGTTTGTCAAGACTTATTTTCCAGTTCATCAATTCTTTCTTCTAAATTTTTTATCTTTTCTGCTAGCTTCGGATAGTGCTTCATCCAGGTTGCTTCCTTCTTTGCAATTTCAATATCATATTTATAGGAAAGGTACTCCATGAAGGAGTCTAGCTTCTTTTGAAACCAGACTCCTGCACGAGTGGTAGAGAACCATTTACCAAAGCTTGACCCAATGATGCCTGTAACACAGGCTCTTGCAATCAATACTGTCCAGAACATCATCGCGGTTTCACCGAAGAATATCCAAACATACGAACTGCGGAGTAGCAAGCCCAAATCTTCCAGGTTGCAATCTTGGGTTCTGTAAGTTGCATAGCATCAAGAAAAACTTTGTCCGCGGCTTTCTTCAACTTGCGTACATTTATTTCTTTACCTTCTGCTCTTGCATCCCTTATAGCTTTGTAGAGTAGGTCATGCACTACTGCTGCCCTAGCTACATCAA